GAGTGTCCAGCCACAATTACACCGAAGTTAGAGTTCTGGTTGGCCGAACCAGTGGTTGCGGGACCAGTACCTACGGACGGCAGGTTATTGGAGGTGTAGACCGTGAAACCGTGCAGGTTATTAATAACCAGACCGTTCTGCAGTCCTGCGCCACCAAAGTCTGCATTCAGAAGACGTGAGTCTTCGTCCTTGAGCAGTTCAACAAAAACGGGGTCAACAACAAGCCAACGGCCCTGCGTGTCTACGTTCTGCTGGTCAAGAAGGCGTCCCATGCGGGAGATGACCATCAGCGGAGAGGCAGTGGCAGTCGGAAGTGCAGTTGCACCCGGCAGACGTGCTGCAAGCGGAATTGAGTGGTCGCCAGCAGACGAAGTAGTGATGTTGCCGAAGCTATCCTTACGCAGCTTCATGCTGGTAAGAAGTTCGTCGGAACCAGCAGTCGTTACTGCTTTGGAGCCGCTTACTACGTCGTTAGCGGTGCCAGCAGCAGTGCTAAGAGCGGACTGCTTAAAGCCTGACAGATAACCAAGAACTTCTTGGTCAAACTGGTCAGCGAGACGATAAGCAGCACGGTCACTTGCCAGAGTCTGGAAGTTTACGTGGCTGTGCGCCTCTTCGATGTCGTCAACCTTGAAGGCATAGTAGTTTGCCTTATCAATGGTGAGGGTGAAATCCTCATCATCAAGGTCTTGCGGAGTAATTTGCGCACCACGTGCGTACTCCTTTACAGTGATTTCGGGTTCTTTGATAATCCGAACGGAATCACCCATTTGCGCAATTTCACCAAAGTAGTCGTTATTGGTGATTGCTTCACAAACAGCGGCCTTGCGGAAAGCGACCTGCACCTGTTTGCTGTAAATTACGGGCGAAAAATTACCGTTAGGAAGATTACCATACCCGGCAGCGGTTTTGAATGCCATGATATTATCTCCTATTTAGCATTTTACAGATGCAAACTCACCAGACTAATCAGAGGCTGATTCGCTATGGGTGCGTATCCAATAGGTTGGCCGACCTAAATTCAACGGGCCACGCTCGTCAGGTAATCCATAAGACTGTAGCGTTTGCGGTGTGATGTAAGCAGGTAGCGAACCCACTTACACCTAAGTTGACTATAGTTATACTAAAAAATATTCATTTGTCAACACTTTTTTATCGGGCTGAACCCGATATATCATAGATAAACTTTCCAGAACGGATTGCTTCCATGATTTCATCAGAACGATTTTCATATTCCTTTGCGGACATTTTCTGAACTTCTGACTCTTTTAGATAAGAAGATGCCTCATTCTCTTGCGGCTTGCTTCTAGTATTCTTTGATGTGACAGCCTCTGCGGCGTTACCTTTTGATTTTTTCTTAGTCGTGATGTTTCTGTCGGATTTGTACAAGTCAATAGCACGGGCAGCAGAGCGAGCATCATTGTCGTTCTCATAGAGTGCTTCCTGTACCCATTTAGGCTGTTCGTCAGCCCACTCGTGAAAGTCATCACTATCCCTAATCTCATCAAAGTCAGGATGCAACCTCATTAGTTCTGCTTCTGCTTTTTCTCGTTTAGCATTGAACTGCATTTCATCAACTGCCTTAAACCTGTCCTCAAGTTCCTTAGATTGTTCTTGAGCCTTTTTGGCAGCGATAGTTTCAATAATAGCAGCAACATCTGGATATTCTTTTGCCCAAGCCTCAAGGTCTTCATCTGACTTTGGAAGTTGCATTTCTTTGCGTGTAGCAGTGTCAAGCTGTGATTTTAATTCTTCTAGTTGTTTTTGAAACTCACGTTCTTTTTCTTGTGTATGACGACGCAAGTCACCATAGCGTTTCTTAAATGTTTTCTCTTCAGATGAGGAAGGTTCTTCTTCTTTATCTTCAATCTCACCCTTTTGTTCTTTCATAAGCTGCTCAAGTTCTTCTTCTTCTTTCTTGATACGCTCATCGTTATTATACGGCTTTGATACAAATGCCTTAGTTTCTTGCGGCTTCATCTCTTCAGCCATGATTGTGTCGTTCATAGGTTTCTCCTATCTGGGGCCATCGTAGCCATGCAGGGGGATGGGTAGGCCAGTTAATCTAGCTGTTTAACGTGCTGCTAGTCCACGTTTGCGAGAAGCACCCTGTGGTGGCTTCAAGCGAATTTGTTGCATCAGGTCAGGGCCAAGTAACTTTGCAAGTACGCGCCCCTCTTGTGTACCCATAAGACGACGAATATCGTCTTTCTCTTCTTCGGACAGCGACATATAACGCTCTCTAATTAGTGCAAGTAACTCGTCCATAGTTCTTCATTCTCCGATAAATTGCTGTGGCATATACGCCAGGAATAATTACTGCCAGACCAAACAAACCTTTTGCAGTATACTTTTTGTTAATGAATGCTTCATACACATCTTTAACAACAGATGCTGACCAATCTGATTTAGCAACAAGATTATCTGCAACCCACTTGCCCCAGATATCATATCCCTCTTGCCACATGCTGGACTGTTGACGATGCCACCTACGAAGTTCTTTAATTTCTGTAATGGTCATCTGGTTGCGCTTCCACGATGCGGTGCAACAATATGTTCCTGTTGGTTCTGGGTCGCCACCGGGTCCGTCTTCACCAGCACGAGATTTATCACCGGGACTGCTTGCTTGTCTGCTACCAGATTGTTTCGCCATTTCTTGGCGGTTTCGTTCTGCGCGTTCTGCTTCTTCCCTACGGTCCGCTTCCCTACGCATAGCACCAGCTTGACGCTCAATAGCAGCATCACCTGCAGCACTACTTTCACGCAATTTTTGACCTCTCTCTGTAGTTACTGCACGGCCTGTTATTCCAGAGGTTACCGGACGGCCTGAACTATCTGTTACAATGTTTCCTCGACCTTCTCTTGCAGAAACTCTGTCAGCATCTTCTGTATCTGTTTGACTTTGTTGACGCCGACTTTCTTCTGCAATAATGGCTTCTGCGCGTTCTTTGTCAATTTCTGCTTGACGCGCATCACTGAAGTCTCGGTCTGCAATAGCTTCAATTTCAGCCGGTGTAAGTGAAGGACTATCATCACGGTCTGCCATAGCTTGAACTTCAAAGGATGTGAGAGGTGTAGTCTGTCGTTGTTGCCTACGTCTTTCGTCTTGAAGTATTCTTTCTTGAGCAGGAGTAAGGCGCATACCAATTTCGCGTTCAAAATCTGTTGGACGTGCCATTGGTAATGAAATATCATCGCCTGTGGGACGTGATACCGTTCGACGACTTACGATAGGTGAGTCAGGATTGCGCAAGTTCATTGCCGTAAGTCCAGTGGCTGGTGCAGCAGCTAATGTACCATCTGCTTTTACGCGGAAGAAGTTATCGCCTACCTTCTGATAATCTGTAAGTTTACCAAAACGATTGATGGTCGCAACCTCTGCATCTGCAAAGACAGGCGCAGTTGGCGCATCAAGACGTTCCATGCGTCTTGAATCTGATAATTGTTCTTCTACAGGAGATAATCTTGTGCCGACAGGGAAGCCAAGACCCGCTGGGTCAAAGCGTGTTCCAGATGCTGTTGTCTCTTGCCCAAACAATCTAGCAATGTCGCCTTCAGTTGCTGGACGACCTGTGCTTAGTTGTCCTACGTTTGAACCGCCAGCCATGATTGGGCTAGACCGTGGTCCCGTTGTTGTAAGTGTAGCACTGGGAATTGGTGCAGCAGGGATGATATCAGATATTGTAGTTGGTTCAGTCCCATCACCCATGACTTGGGCAGTCACTGCATCTTCTCTATATGCTGGGTCAGGAATAGTTCTAGCTGTAGGTGTTACTGTTGGTTGTGCTGTTGCAGCTTGCTCCCTCAAAGTCTCTGCTTGAACCATGAGTGCTTCAGACAACGGTTGATTTGTATACTCTAAACCTAAGTCTTCATATATTTCACGGGCAGCATCGTTTTCTATTTCTTTCCTGTTGCCACCAAATCCAAAGAACCCTCTATCTAATCCCGCTGACTGATTAATCTGTTGATTAGCTGCGTCAGTATAACTAAATAGTTGATTAATAATTTCCGTTGTTTCAGGGCTTGTTCTGTTTTCTTTTAGCTGATTAAACAAATCCCGTGACATAGTTGCTTGTTTACCATCCCTTGTAAGTGTAACACGGTCTACTCGTCCTGTCAAGGCTCCAAGTATTCCCGGCGCAGAAGTTCCACTGGAATCATAAGATACTTCATAAGTTGTACCACCAAATATGCGACCGTTTGAAACTGTACCGCCAAATACTGTAGTCGCTGCTGGCGTAGTGCTTGGCTCATCTGATGGGTCATCTCGTTGCACAGGTTGTGTTGGAGCCTGTACAGGGTCTGGTTGTTGTTGCACAGGGTCTGGTTGCGCATCTACTGACTGCAAAGTGTAACCCGGTGGAATTGGATATAAAGGTTGACCATCAATAAATGGTATCTGAAGAGTTTGACCCTGTGCATTAACATATGTTCTAAACTCTGTTTCGACACGTGGCACAAGCTGCTCTGCTGTAATTAGTTCACCAGTTTGTTGTGGCGATTCAGCGATTGAATATGGGCTTGCAATACGTTGCTGCACAGGTGCGGTTTCTTGAAGCTGTGCAAACCCAGTAGGTTGTTGTCCTTGCAAAGAGGTGTATGGCTGAAGTTGTGGCACAAAACCACCGACCTGCATCTGCGCAGGCTCATCATCCATAATTAGGTCATCTATGTTAAACGGAACACCAGCAGGAATTGTAGCTTCGTCTGCGTTACCCATCTGTCCCATTGCTTCCATACGTGCAAGGCCAGCTTTTGCCTCATCCCGTAGTGCCATCATTTTGTCCAGACCATGATAGCGAACAACGTCGGCTGGCATGACAAACTCGCCCTCACTAAGTTGGGCAGGAATGTCGTCACGCACTTCTTTTTGCAGGGAGCCTACTGGAACATCATTGCCTGATACGGGGTCTGTTGTTCCTCCTTCATCCATGAGGCCACCCTCGTTAAATAATTCCATTTGTTTCTGCATTGAAACATCTCCACCTTCGCTAAAAGTTCTAAGTTTGCCGTCTCTGGTTCTTACTGCCATTTCTCTTAGTTGGCTCATGGTAGGCTTCTGTACATTTTTTGCTAAAACCAACGGACCAACTTGTATAACTTCATCTGCTGAAAATACTGGACTTCCCGTAGCTTTGTCAAAGAAAGCACTGCCACGATATGGATTCATACCAACTTGGGTCCACTCAGGAGATTTGTTTGCTAGTATTTGTCTTGCTTCATTTTGCAAATCATATGGGTCTTCAGGCACGTAATCTCCAAAGATACGCGCAATGGTTGATTTGCCAAAGGGCTTGTCCTCTCCTGCTGGTGTAGTTCTTTTACCTCTAGCAATGTTGAGAGCTTCTTTAGACTTTGAGCCAAAGCTAATATCTTTAAGTCTAATGGCTTGTCCAAAACCAACAACAGAGCCAGCATCTTTGGTGCCATCGTGAATAGAAACAACCCAAGTGTCATAAGTATTGTACGCGGGTATATCTAAACGAGATGAAACTTTTTGTCCAGCCTTTAAGTCAAAACCTTTTACTCCCAGAACGCCAAACTTTCCTGCCTTCTTGCCTAGAGAACCTGTCAACTCCGTAACTGTTGGCATGTCTGGCATATCCTCTGCAGAATATTGTTTTGAGTCGGGAATAGCATCTTTAATTCTTTGTCTTGCCTCTTTAGATGTTATCTCTCCTTCAAACAAATCTTCTGCAGCCCGTCGTGAAGCCTCTGGGTTTACCTGTCTTTGATTTTCTGGCAGACGATTTTTATCTTGCCAAACTTTCATGCTTTCAGGGCTATCTAATAATTTCTCAGCTTCTTCTACATCAGCCTTACGAAATGCTTTAGTAGCTGTGCGTAGTCCCTTACCAGCCAAATCACCTACGCCCGGAATAATACCAAGAAGACCGGCGGTTGCCTCAATACCTGCACCCAAATAATCTTTTTTATCTAACGCATCTGAAGTGCGCTTGATGGCTAATGCTTCACCTACGCCCGGAATAAATTCTGCGCCAAACATAGCTGCATCTTTTACATTCTCTTTTGATAATAGCTTATCTGTTTGTTCGCTGGCTGGCACATCCCCACCTTCGTTGAGGCCAACAAACCCAAAAGGAGTTCTAACACCAAAACCAAGCCCCAACATACCCGGTTTTTTTCCCATATTTTCTGGGTTTTCTAAATGCGCATTAACATCGTCCTGATATTTTAAATTCTTTTCTGGGTTTTTACTACCATGATAAACACGCAAAAGACCATTGTGGTCAGTGACACCAAGTGCTTTTGCTTCAGCAATTTTTTCATCTAACACTATATCTGCAAATTTTTCATAATATTTTTCGTGTTCAGACCTATCTATGTTTCCAACTTTTAAACCACTAAATGCATCTATATCTTCTTGTGTTGCTTCTCTTAAAGTTGCTATACCTTGTTCATCATAAAATTTATTATTGCCCAAGTTTAAGTTTACTTTATTTTTACCCTGTGCTACTAATTTAGTGTAATATTCTTGTTCTTTTTTAGATAACTTTCCCCCACCTTTTAAATATTTATCTACCGCATTTTCAAGACTACTGTATGTTATTTGCCTTGGCCCAAAAGCAGAAGAAGGTTCTGTAGCACTATCTTTAACAGTAAAAATATAAGGCCACCCATCAACATCTTTAAATGAGCCTACCTCGTGCGCCTCAATTGCGCGAACAACATCTTTACGAGAGTGTTTTTTAAATATTGACATCTTGTGTTACCACATCATTCTTTAATTGTTGCATCTTTTTCAGCACGGATATTGCTCCTTGTGAACGATACAATAATATTTCATTGTCTGCTTGTTCTAAAGACTTTTGTTGTATAGTAATTAAACTATCTATATAATTACTGAAGTGGGGCCACTGCTTGCTGTTCACCAGCGGCTTCAACTTGTTGAGTAGTTCCTTGTCCATTTGCACTAAATCCTTGCTCTCCCGGCACAGGTGCTTGTCCTACACCTATTGTGCCACCACCTGCACCTGTTGGGTCATTGGGGTCTGCTCCGGCTACAGGCTGTTGTTCCTGTGCTTCTACTGGTGCTTGGAAGCCCTTGAGAAGTTCTGCTTGAAGAGCAGCCTCATCCATATTGTTAGTAACCTTGTCGGGGTCAAGGTCAAGTGATTTTGCAATCTCACGAATAATGTATTGAAATTTAGCAAAGGGTGCTAGTGCAGGATTACTAGCTATGCCAAGGAATTGCATGAGCCTTTGACTACGAACTTCATTAGCCATAAGACTTTCTGTGCCTCGTGCCTTTACTTCAAGGTCACCTTTAATCTTTGGGTCAAAGTCAAACTGCATGTTAAAACGGAAGAAACCTTCACCAAGTGGCCGCAAAAGATAATCATCTACATTTTTAATAACATTTTTTGTTCCACCAGCAGCAGCATTCATTAACATAGATATGCCACTTGCCGTTCTACCCACGCCCTGCACACCTGTTTGTCCATGTGCATATGATGGGAAACCTGTACTTTCATCAGATAACACACGTGCTTTATCAAATAACATCATATTTTCAGATGATACATTTGGAAACTTTGTACCAAAAATTGCCTGACCGGGTGCGCCACCCTGACGACGAAATACCTTGCCAGGATACAACGACAAGTCTTGACCGGGTACAAGGTTTGTTTCATCAACCTCAACAATTAGATTGCCAGACAAAACAGCGTTATCTACTGCCATACGCATAAAACCATTCATCAATGTTTGCGTATCATCCATGTTCTCTGCAATGCCTACACCAAAGAAGCTATAAGGATTAAGTTCATAGGGTGAAGCATGATACGGTATTTTTGCTGGTTTAAAAGGGTTAAGCACAACACGCAGTAGTCTATCATTACAAACCCATATATTAGCTTGTAGTTCGTCAAAATCTTTTAGTTCGTCTGGTATATCAACATCGTTATCTTCCAGCATACCTGTGTCTATAGTACCCCAATACTCCAGAACTTCAAACCTATCAATGCCATGCTCTGGTGCATAATCTGCAAGGTCATCTTCCCAATATTTCTTGGTGTAGTTTTCGCCCATGCTAATGACTTCATCAATAACAGTGCTTCTAAAATAGGGACGACGTTTTAATGAACGAAGTTGTGTACGCGACATCTTATGTCTTTCAATTACAAACTGTGCTTCATCCATGTTATTTGCGTCTGGGTCTGGATAAAAATTCCATACAGATACATGTGATACTTGTGGAATAGTTTTTAGTATTGGGTCATAATCACCTTCATCATTCCAATTTGGATATTCTTTATCTACTGCAAATGGTCCTTTTATAACGCCCGTGCCAAACAAAGACATTTCAAATGCTGTGTTCCTTAAATGTTTATTAGCACCAGACTCCTCTAACTGGTCGTGAATTTTTTTCTGCATGGACTTTGCTGCAATCATTGCAGGACTAAAGGTTATTGATGTTGGTGTTTTGCCCGGTCCTTCTTCCAAGTTTTCTAGGTCAGATAGTTTTTCATCTAGTGGACCCAGCATATCCATCAGTGTTTTTTGTGTGGCACCCTTTGGAATATCGCGCCCGTCACCCTCAAAACCATACGGACTTTCCATTTGGTCTTGTGTTTGGGTTGGTTTTTGTGGGTCAAAGTTTACATCTGCTACCACACCCTCTGGAAGTTCTGTTGGCTCAATAGAAAGTGGGAACCTGTTGTTGGCAAATAAAACGTCAACAATTTGACCATATGCAGCTAGAGTTTTAGTTTTTGTTACTTTAATAAAGACGCGAGATTTTTCGGCTTCAGTAAACTGTACGTCGGGTCCATATAAACCCCTGTAGTTTCTGTAAGCGCGTGTCCATCTTTCTTCATCTTGATAACGATAATCTTCTGCACGACGATAAGAGTTATGCACATGAGATATTAAAGAGGAGATTTCAGTATCAGTGACATTTGTATCTTCGCTGTCTTCCAACGAGATAGCATCTGTTTCCATAGGGATTTCTTCTTCAGCCATTATGTTTCCTTTGCTCCTACTATGGTACACTTATAGTTTATAGTTTTCCAATCACCATCTATAGGTAACTCTTCGTGCAATGCTTTCATTGCTATACATTGATACTTTTCTTCAAACCACTGAACATCTTGTTTTACACAATATTGACTGTCCATACATGCTGTTAAAATAAGTGACCAAATAATTTCCATATTAATATCCAAATGTAGAATCGGCTACTTTCATGCCTGAAAGCGGCTTACCCTGCGGGTCGTAGTCGAAAATAGAGAACCGGGGTCTGGACATAATGCCGTACCGGAGGGCGTCATAAAGGTGGTCTTCAGATTTTGTATCAACGTCTTCTGGATTTTTCTTGTCCAAAGGGAGGGCCGGTAATTGACTGATGATATTTGTGCAGCTATTAAAAAATACAAGTCTTGGCTCCTCTGTAAATTCATCTATCTGTAGTCTTCTATGCACTTCATTTTTACCTGCTACACGACTTCCACGACTTCTGTCTGATGGACGCCACCGGCATCCTTTGCTAATCATTTGCTCCGCAAGAGAAGGACCAGTATCGCCACGCCTATGCCAAAGACTGCTATCCAAAACACCATACTTAATATTTCCATCTTCAGCTTCCAAATTTAGTATCATTTCGGCCAAGTCTGTTGCCAATATCTTACTGACATATAATTCTCTATAGACGACCAGTTGTTCATCAGGTGCAACAGCAAACCAAATAACACCAGAATAACTGCCATAACCATAATCACATGCACGAAACTTTACCCAGTTATTAGGAATATGGAAAGGTTCCACAACATGAACATCACGATTAAACTCTGTAAATGCTGCGCCCTCTTTAATATCCCAATCACCCTCTAATAATTGTCTCCTTTGTTGTTCCGGTAGTGATAAGAGCATTGCTTCATAGTCACCTGTTTCCGCAAGATACGGATTATCTGAAAGTCTGGCGGGTATAAACCTTCGCTTAAAAAGAGGTTTTCCAGCCTTTGAATGTCCTGCGGGGTATCGTAACACCTCTCCGGTTTCAATATCAGTTGCTTCAAAAGGTTTATTATATGCATGTGGGTCTATGAACATCTTCTTTACCCACTGATGTCCTCTTCCTCCTGGGTTAGTGGTTGCTCTCATAAAGATGGGCAAGTCAGGTGCAGTGGACCGTAGACGACTTCGCATGTAGTTCCATGCATATGGTGTGGCCCATTGTGTCAGTTCGTCAAA